ATGTAGAAGGTTTTATTGCAAGTCTTTATGCCCGTAATCCTGCTGTTGTAGTGAAGGCTGATTTGAGGGGAAGAGGAGTACCACAAAAGGTACAGTCTTTAGCCAATGAATTTTTAATAATGATTCGTACAGTCTTAGAAGATGTATCAAGGCTGGCTCTTATATATCCAAATGCTTTTTTAAAACTTTCTTATACCGCTAACCCCGACCCATTCAAAAGAGTAAGGGCCAGTGTAGTTGCTCCTTGGGATTGTATTGTAGATTTAGATGGAGCCAGTTGGACAGACCAATCATTCGTAGCCCACAGATATTACATAAGAGAAGAAGAAGCGAAGGAAAGATTTGGAAATAAAAGATTCGGCATAAAGCCAATGAGAAGATTCCTTGATGATACTGATGAGGGAGAAGGCCAGTCTATCTTCAGGTCTTATGACGCAGATAGAGAGCAGTCACTGTCAGTCTTTAACTATGTAGAGATTGTCGAAGTCTATGCTATAGATAAAAATAAATTTTATGTATGGTCACCCGACTGGAACGGTGGCAGTAAGTGGTTACAGGATGGGATAGAGATAGAGGTTGGTGAAGAGGATAATATAAATACAGAAAAGTTTAATGAGATTCCTTTTACTGATGGAGCCAACCAACCAGTTGCTCCAATAATCCCTCTATATTTTTCCCGTATGCCCGAACTTCCATTGAGAGGATACTCTGCTTTAAGAAGAATCTATGACCAAATCGTAGAGACTAATGTCATTAGAACATATCAAGCCTCTATGGTCAGAAGGTCAGCACGACAATGGATTGTAGAGAAAGGTGTATATGATGACATTGCTTTGTCAAAGATAGCACAAGGCCATGATGGAGAGTTTATAGAAGTCCAGTTATCCCAAGGCCAAACACTACAAGCATCTATTCTTCCGATGCCACACTCTCCAGTACCAACTGAGTTAGAAAATTATTTCCAAAATGTTCAGGAAGATTTAGCAAAAGGTTCTTTGCAAGCAGCGTTTACTCGTGGTGAAGCAGTTAATACTACGGCTACAGAAGCATTACTGTTAGCATCTTATTCCTCTACTGAGCAAGGAAGATGTGCGAGAGAGTTACACGCTTCGATAGAGAATACCGCAAAGGTTTATATCTCTATGATGAAGACTTTCTTAGGTGATGACACAGATATTATTTTATTAAATGGTCAGCCTGAACCCATCTCTTACAAAGATTTAGATGGAGACTTTGGATTCTTTGCACAAGAGTCAGGGTCTACTCCAATCTCAGAAGCAATAAAGAAGTCAGAGTTTATGAATCTTACACAGATGCTGGCTCAGATGGGAGTACCACCACAAAAGATTTTAAAAGAAATAATCCGTCTATTCGATTTAGATGAATCCCTCCTCCCTGAAGTCACTTCCTCTGCTGATGCTGAGATGCCACAACCATCACCTTCAGGTGTTCAATCCCCCCAAGTTCCCCCTGATATGCCAATCATGCAAGGTAAAGGTGCTTCTCCACAGGATGTGGAACCCTTCTTACCACAAGGTCAAGGAGGAATATACTGATGCCTATTTATGAATACCAGTGTCAGCCGTGCAATCGGTTGCATGAGTTCATTCTCTCTGTAGATAAGAGAAAGACTCCGCAGTATTGTCCTGAGTGTGGGGAATATTTAATAAAAATACTCTCTGCTTTCGCCCGTCATTCTTCATGGGGAGATTGGAACGGTGCATATTATGACAGAGGACTTGGCTGTAATATAGCCAGTGCCAGCCATAGAAAGAAAGTTATGAAAGAGAAAGGCGTAAGGCAGTTGGAACCCGATGAGGTATCTGACGACAGAGTTGATGCACAAATAGCCGAAGCAGAAGAGCATAATAAAGAAATAAAAAGATTTAAGGCAGACCCTAAAAAGTTTATACAGGAGGTTGATAATGCCACTTTACGATAGAGCGAATGAGGAACCCATTGTGGAACCAGCACAGTTACAACAGGCTGGACAACAGATGGATACCGCCATTACAGAACAGGTAGAAATGTCTATACCTTCAGGGAGTTACTCAATACAGAGTTTAAATCTCCTTGTAGATGGTATAAATAAAGTTTTACCACTATTTAATATAGAGCCTTACCCATCTTTTGATGAGGATATAGAAGGCCCACTACCCGAAGAATTTATTCGTCAGTTATCTATGGTATCTGAAGCAGCCATGGCTGCTGGCTTAGACCCACTTCCATTTGAAGAAGCAGTCGATGACAGAGGATTAGAGATGTTGGCTGGAAGATTGGAAGGATATTCTAAAGATAAAACTTTTAATAATTTTTTAAGTGAGCAGATTGCTTTGCTTGAAACAGGGGAAGAAGAAATCCCTGAAGAGGTTATCGCTTCACCCGAAGAAGCGGTAGAAACAGATGCACTATTTGCAGAAAGGATGGTTTAAAAATGGACAATAAAACTCCACAGGACACTGGCACAGACCAGTCTGTAGAGACAACAACTACAGAGACTAACGATGTTGGTCAACCCGTATCCCTAATGGGCGATAAGAGCGCACCTTATTATGGTGATGACTACGACCAAAGGATTGAGAAACTTCTTTTAAAACATGAGGAAGACCAGCGATACGAGAAGGCAACTGAAGAAGAAAAAAAAGAAATAAACTCCGAGACTCTAAGAGAAGGAGAATCATGGGACTCTGTAATAGAGAACCAACCGCCCGAAGTACAGAGGGCTATGAGAAGTCTAAGGTCTGACTATACAAGGAAGACTCAGGCTCTCGCTGAACAAAGAAAGAAAGTACAGGCTCAAACAGAATCTCTTTTAAAATCTGATACCATGCAGAAATTGAAAGAGGTAGCATCAACAGAAGGAGAGTTTGACCCCTTCGATGCAGAGTCTTTTGATAAATATGTTAATAAAATCGTGGCTCAAAAACTTGAATCATTACTACAACCTATAGCCGAGCAGCAACAGAAGTCGCATGCGAAGCAGAAGGTGAATACTTTTATGGATAGCCATCCTGAATTAAGAAGTGATGATGAGTTTAGAGGCGATGTCAAAACCGTTTTATTGTCCAACGATGCTATGGATTTAGAGACTGCCTATTGGGTAGTGAGAGGACAAAGAGCAGAGGCACAAAAGCATATCTCTAAGGCTGAATCAGAATCAGTCAGAGATAGAAAGAGAAGGTTGGCTTCTTTAACAAGTGCTGGTAGCCGAAGGTCTGCTTCTACTGTTCCCTCTAATCTGAAAGAAATGTCAGCATGGGACATCTATTCCGCTTTAAAGTCGCAGGGGAAATAAGAAAAATGTTTCTATTATTTTTGCGCTATACTCATAACAACGAAGACCCTATGAAGGATACGCTTTGTTTAACAAAACTGCCCGTCACGGATACGCAGACCCAAGTATATTTTAATTTAAAAAATCTCTCTACTATAGAGAGAAGTCATATATTAACAATGAGGTAATTATTATGGCCGTTTCAAACGTAACAGTTACGGGAGTCCAACACGACATTCTCGCAAGTACACTGCGAATTCTCCGTGACAAAGAAGTAGATAATACTTTTAAATCCATCCCCCTTTTAGAAGCCGTGCAGAGACATGGCAATGTACAAAAAATCTCAGGTGGTTCTTATATTGATGCCCCTGTTATTCTTACTGACCACTCCAGTATCACCAATCTTAAGAGTGGATACGAAGCAATCTCGCTTGCAGTGAAAGACCCTCTCAGAACCGCTAACTGGAAGTGGACAGACTTTGTTGCTCCAGTAGTTCTTACTGATACTGAGTCTCTTTCAAATAAAGGTGAGAGAGCATTGGTAAATATTCTGAGTGCAAGGCTTAAGTCTGTCCTTGGTATGATGAGGCGTGAGTGGGAAAAGCAGGTAGTCGCTAATAGTTCCACTGTTCTCGATAACCTTGAGTCTCTTTATTACAATGGTACTGATGGCTGGTTCGATGCCAAAGCCTTTGGTGGACAGGATAATACTGTAGGCAATATTGATAAGACCAGTTTCCAGTCTTCATGGCAGAATCAGGTATCGGTAAACACCACTTATGATGTTTCTTCCAATCGTATTTCTGAGGCTTTGGCTGATGTTTGTATTCAATCTCAAATCTATGCTCCTGATGGACAGATTGATATTATTCTTATGTCTCCCACTGGCTATAAGAGATACAAGCAGGAACTCACCGCCCAAGAGCGTTACACTTCCGTGTCTGCTGAGAAAGATATGGTAGGAAAACTTGTTCTTATGTTCAATGGTGCAGCCTGTTATGTAGAACCTTTTATGGTTTCAGGTGGAGCCAGTGGTCTTCTGGCTTATGATTCTGACACTGGTGCAGCAATCTCA